CGCTAGCTACGCAGTTCGACAGGTCGAACACGCCTTCTGGCGACGTGGAGCGTTCGAGTCCTCCCGTAGCTGGCCAAGGGCGGTCCCAATCTCCGGGGCCGCCTAATTTCTTGCCACGTTCCACATGGAACTACGGATCTTCAATTCCGTGATTGAAGAATATTCTTCATTTTTCGCTTGACAGAGCGGAATCGGCATAGTAAGTGTACCTGTTGGTACAGGAGGACGGATGGGCTGGCAGCCGAAGAAAAGCCTGACTATGGCACAGCGGAGGGAGCTAGAGGCCCGCTGGAAGCCTATGAAGGTTTGGGGCACGCCGGAGAAGATGTACGCGGATTCGGGATTCTGGGAGTTCCTGAAGTACGTCAAGACGATGGACGAACACGATCAGGACAAGCCGATCAAGCCGTTCCCACTGGACAAGCCCTACGTTGTTCTGCTGATCCTGTTCCTGCTCGCCCTGCCTGTTTTCGCGGTTCCTAAGTCACGGCAGATGATTGTCAGTTGGACGGTTGCGGCATTCTGCGTCTGGGTGGCGTGGCGCCGCGACATGTCGCTGGTAATCTACCAGACTCAGAAGGAAGACGACGCGAAGCTGATGGTGAGCAAGGGCGAGAAAGACCCAAACGGCGGGCGCATGTCGTTCATCATCAACCACTTACCTGGATGGATTGGCGACCCGCTGGTGCGGTCTGGGCAGGGGAACAAGATCAACGAACTGGTACATATCTCTGGATCTCACATCATCGGCGTACCGAAGGGCGCGGATCAGGTGCGAGGGAAGACGGCGACCCTGTTCGTTCCTGACGAGATGGCGTTTCAGGAGGATGCGGAATCGGCGTGGGGTGCGATCGTGCCGGCCATCGCTCATGGCGGGCGGGCCGTATTGATAAGCACGGTCAATGCCGGGTCGTTCTTCAATCAGATGACCGACTTCCCAGAGCATGAGGATCCGACCCTGATCGAGAACGAGCGGTATAAGTGGATGGACCGCATCAACTTCCCAAAGGGTACGCGGTTTTACGAGTCGGCTACTGGAATGCCGTGTCTTGAGATCCACTATTCTGCGGACATGGACAAGGATCCGGACACGGACATGGGGCGCCTGTTCGTCGAGGAGACATCGAAACTGGTCGGTGGCGTGGCGTCGATGAAGTGGCGGCAGGAGTACGAGATAGACCGGAACGCGGGAGGCGGCGGTCCGGTGTTCCCGTTCCTGATCGACCAGACATGCCCGATCTACCATCCGATGCTGGATACGTCGTGGGTCAGGGCCAACCTCAAGCTCTACGCCGGCTACGACTGGGGCTATAGGTCTCCAGCGGCGTTCGTGGTGTGGGGTGTCGATGCTCAGGGCCGCGCCTACAGCGTGTGGGAGTACCACAAGGCCGGCGACAACTACATGCAGCAGAAGGCCGCGATCCGCTCCTGCCCCTACTACGACATCCTGACCTGGAGGAAGGCGGATCCTTCGTTCTTGACCAAGGTCGAGCAGACCCCTGCGGGTCCGCAACTGTTGTCGAAGATGTTCGCGGAAGGCCCAGATGGAGTCACGTTCACACCAGCAAGACGCGGATGCGATGTCTCCACGGCCCACCGGTTCCTCTCCCACTACTGGGCGGACCCGAAGAATCCTCTCGCCTTCCTAACCGCTGCTACGCCGCGCACGAACAAGGAGTTCATGCGGTTGCGGTGGAAGGAGAGCAAGAGCGAGTCGTATCGGATGACTCACAACGAGTCCGAAGAAATCGTGCAGAAGGACAATCACGGAGTCGACGCTACTTTCTACCTGTTCGATGCCCTGCCCGGTGGTCCTGCGGCTGCGATCGCGCATCCAGGCCGATGGACGATCGAGCGGGCGAAGAAGTTGCTGAAGCAGAGGGAAAACGAACGTCGTTTGGAGGGACAGTATGTCTGATGAGATGCAGAAACGCCGGGGCCGACCACCGAAGAACCGCGAGATCGCGCCCGCGTCTGTAGACGCAATTCCGGTAGAAGCCCCGGCAACCGAACAGCACGTTCCGGAATGCAAGCAGGAAGAGGTTACTGCGATCGTGGAAGGATATGAGATGACCTTCCGTTGCGCCGGCTGCAAGTACACGCACACCGAGACTGGGCTTGTCTATCACAAGACCTACTGCGCCCGCTGTGACATGGCGATGGGCATGGTCGATAAGAAGAAGGTTGGCTGATGGCACAGTTTTCCAATGTCAAGGTGTCCGCGACGTACCACGACGAAGAGGTACGCGTTTGGCATTGGAACCTTCAGCGCGGACTGAAGAAGCGAGAGCGCGAAGAGATCCGCTGGAGCCAGAACGAAGACTTCGACGACCTGTGCCACTATGGATACGATAGCGAAGAGGACATACACAAGAACGATCGAATCACGGTGAACAAGATCGGGTCGTGGTGCAACTCGAAGATGGCCGCGATCTGCTTTAAGAACCCCGCGTTCGTCGTGCGCCCCGTGCGGCAGCGCGACTACAACCCGATCCCCATTCAGGGCGTCGATCAGGCCACCGGGCAGATGACGCAGATGATGGTGCCGCGGTATCGCGTGGTCGAGAACGCGATGAACTTCATCATCGGGCAGCCTAACTTCGGGCTCGCAGACACAGGGCGGCGAATCTGCAAGTCTGGACTCCTTTCCTACGGGGCCGGTAAGGTAGGCTGCTCGAACGACTTCGCAGACGTTCCGATGGACAAGAAGGTAAAGCAGGAGGCCGAGGTCGGCCCAGACGGGAAGCCGGACTTCTCATCATTCGAGATCGACCCGCGCACCGGACTTCCGATCAAGGACAAGGACGGCAACTGGATTCCGAAGGGGCTGCGCCCGACACGCGAGTTCTGGTTCGTGGATCACGTTCCGGCATGGAACATGGTCATCGACCCGGACGGCGGCAACGACTTCTACAAGCACGGATGGGTAGCTGAAGAGATCATTCGCCCGCTGGATGAGGTCAAGAAGGACCGACTCTACAAGAACACCAAGGATCTGGCGGCCAACGCCTACCTGCTGGAAGATCCGAATAGCGACCAGCCGCAGGCGAGCGTTGATGGACCAGGCTATCTCGACGACGCGATCATGGACCGCTGCAAGATGGTGCGCCTGTTCGAGATCTACGACTTCAAGACAAATCGGCTGCTGGTTGTAGCCGATGGGTATGGGAAGTTCCTTCGGAACGATCCGATCCCTTCTGGGATCTACCACGACCCCTACGTCTTCTTCCGGCCGTATGAGAAGTCCATCCGCCGTGGCGAGTTCTACCCGCGTCCTCCGGCTTCGGATATCGTTCCGATCAACCGAGAGATCAACGCCGACCGAACCATCCTTCTACGCGCCGAGCGGTGGGACGCTGTGCAGCGGTACATCCGGTACAAGAACACTGGAGGATCTATCAGCGATACGGAACTTGAGAAGTTCCTTGGACCTGACGGTGTTGTGGTCATCGACGCTGACGGAGATCCGGCTGGAACGACTCCGCTGCGACTGCTTGAGAAGCAGCAGGTGTCCGGGTCGTTATTCTCGTACTCAGAGCTTCGCAGCAGAGACTTCGATGAGATCGGCGGGCAGTCGGGAGAAATGCGCGGAATGGCAACTGCCAAGACCGCGACTCAGGCCGACATCATGCAGGCCGGAGGCACCGCACGTGAAGACTACATGCGTAACCAACTCGCCCAGACGTTCCGCCACATCGGAAAGAAACTGCTCGACTCGATGCAGAAAAACATGACGATCGACATGGCCGTGGCGATCGAGGGGCAGGACGGCCAGTTGTTTATGGGTACGGTCAGCCCGAACGACATCGAGGGAGACTACGACGTTTCGGTCGATGTGACTGAGATGATGCCGCGCAATAGCAACGTCGAACGAGCACAGTTTATCGACTTCCTAAACATCCGGTCTCAGGATCCGTCGATCACGGCGCACCCGGTTCTCGCGGAAGCCATCCTAGATATGTGGCAGATCCGCAATCAGGGCGTGCGCGATGCTCTGGTAGAGATTAGTCAGGCCGCGATGCAGGCGCGGATGGGACCGCCTCCAGGGATGCCTGGATCGGGGCAGGCTCCGCCAACGGGCGTCCAGACCCCGGAGAGCGCGGCTGAACAGATGGCCGTCGAGGGCGGCAAAACAGGTCCGATGAGGGGGTAGGGTATGCCGATCTATGAGTTCAAATGTCCGATCTGTCCGCAGCATAGCGAAGAGTTATTCGGAATGAACGATGTCAAGGCGCTCAAGTGCCTCAACTGCGGATCGCAGATGGACAGGATGTGGACGGCTCCGGCGCTGACTGGGGATGCTCTGATGACGCGGCGCTGGAACTACTACGACGTTGGTCTTGGCTGCGATGTGACGAGCAAGGC